AAAGATTATTCAAAATGATTGTATTACAATCCCTCACCCGCTTCGCTGGAGCTCCCTTTACACAAGGGAGCCTTTTATTTCGTTCCTGCAAACCTAACAGTCCCTTCACCGAAGGAGTCTTTTTATTCGTGCGTTACTTTCTAACGTATTGGATCTCCCCAGCTAAGGGAGTCTTTTACGCTGGAGACACGTGCAGCGTCTTCAACGGATTCATAGGTTTCATGAAATACATCCGGATTGCATGGGGACATCTCTCCTTTTACCCCTATGATGATGTAATCTCCCGGATCCGCTGTCATATCTCCTTCCAGCGTATGAATCACCTGTTTTATTTCCGTTACATACGCACGAACTATGACCGGCTTCTTTCTGTATATACCTATCTCCATTCCTTATGTATCCTTCTCACCATTCCCCCGCAGCTGCTTGTACACCTGGTTCACACCGGTTGCCGCCAATCCGGATACAATCCCCACAGCAGCCGCATTCAGCACATCCCCTGCCGGATACTCTGGAATGATAAACATACCTGCTACCCCCAATATACCCCCCGCAATCCCGCAGATCACCGGAATATACTTGTTATCCAGTCTTGTTGCCTTGATTCCTACTGCAAGCAGATAACAGATCACTGTTATTGCCGCTACATTTGCTATACTTGTAAATTCCATCTTTCTTTTCTCCTTTTTTTTAAAATATGTATAATTACGAGGCGCTGCCTCATACTCCCATTCACTTAGGCTTGTGAAATGCTTCCAGATCAGACAAGCGGTGGTTCGTTACCTTCATCTGTTCCTCGATCACCGGCACACGCCGGGCAAAGTCATTGTGCAAACGCACCTCCCGGGTCAGTTCCTCAATCCGCTCATCTGTTACCGCCTGGGCCGTCTTTACCTCATTCTGCATCTTCTCATTGGAATGACTGTTTGTGATCATTACCCCAATCAGAGAAAACACTCCTACCACTACTGCCGCTCCCGCTGCAATCAACGCTTCTATCATTTTTACTGCTTCTCCTTCTTCGCCTTTGCTTTCATTCTACTCCCTTACCCGGACAATGCCTGTCCGGTATGTGTATTATCGGTAGTCCAACTTAACAATCCCTCCGACTCACCTACGGTGAGCCACCTCCCTTTGCACAAGGGAGGCTAACAGAGTTCCTGCAAACCTGTCAAAAAGAATCATAAAAACCTTTTTTCAAAGTTTTTTGGGGTTCTTAGCCCCTTTTTTCCAAAAAAGGGGCTAAGCCGTTCCCCCTGATCCTTTCCCGCCCCCATTACTCAATCAACTCATTCACTGTAATGACCGAGTCCGCACTGATTCCCTCGCACTGAATGCGGAAATACTTCCACTGAGACCCTGCTTCCACCGTAAACTGCGTCAAATTCCCGTCTGCTCCCCATACGCCGTTTGTGTAATTGGTAATACTTGCCGCATTGTAGTTCCCCTCGCTGGTGTTCGTCAGTCCCTTGAACAAATGCAGCATACAGGCGTTGTTGCTGGTCGCCGTCTTTAACATCGTTATGTTTTTCAGCCGCACAATATCCCCTGCATTACAGGGGATATATCCTGTCAGATAGATCCCAGACGCTGTTCCTTCCGCGTGACCGGAAGAACTCCATCTTGTGTTCGCCTTGTATCCGATGCTGTTGTATATACTCTCTCCGTCCTGTCCTACGGACAAGGGAATCCGGTTGGTGTAGTTCACTGTGTAATTCGTAATCGCAATCTCTCTGCTTTCCCCTCTGCCGATCCGGATCACGTGAATCTTGTGCCGGTCGTAATCCGCAATAATCCCGCTCACGGACGCTTCCGTGTCTGTACCTGCCTTGTATACATATCGGGCACCGCTTTTCCCGTTGCGCACATGCCGGCTGTCTGTCTCCATCAGCAGAATGGGAATCCCGGAAGGGGAGGTTCCGTCATAGTCCCGGTGGGTGTGCCCGCCGATACAGAACTCCACCCAGCCCCCGCATGCGCTGTAGTCTCCCACTCTCCCGTTGTAGCTGTCGAACATGGCAAGGACGGATGCCGCGCCGCTGTTCAGTGCGCCTACGCTTGGCGGGGTTGTGGTGTAGTTTGTTTCATACCACGCATGGGCTATGGCTACAATGTGCCAGTCTTCCGGTGTAGTAACCAGCGCCTGTTTCACAAAGGCAAGCTGGGCGTCCGTTACGCCCTTGTATGCCGTATCCAGATACAGATACCGGGTGTGCTCCGCATGGTTGTCCATGTAGTAGTACATACCTGTACGTTCCCGGACGATGGTATCCGTTTCCTCCGGGGCAAGCAGGAACCCGTACACATATTCCTGGGAGAACAGGTTATTGGTTGCGTTTCCGTCATCGTGGTTGCCCACCACGCTGTGGTGGTTTGGCAGATCCTTTAGCTGCCGCCTCCAGTCCCACAGGTACGCCATTGCGTCGTATTCTGTTGATTCATCGTTTACGACGTCCCCGCCGAAATTGGTTTTGGTCATACCCGTATGTCTGTACAGGTATTTGAGCAGTCGGGGGGACATACCCGATCCGTAGTTCCAGTGGGCGTCCGTATAGAACAGGAATGCGGATTTATTTGCTCCTGCTCCCAGCAGGGCTGTATTGATTGCCTTTGCTCCCGCCTTCAGTGCAGGCAGCCAATACCGGGGGACGCTTGCGTCCTCTATCCAGTTCAGCTTTGCTTTATCCCTCGCGCTCATTAGTCCGTCCAGTCGCTCACTTGCTTTTCCGTATGTCATTGATACCTCCTTCTTTATTATGAGGCTCTGCCTCAAACTCCGCTCAGGAACCCCCAAAACTCGACAAGCTCGTTTTAGGGAACCCCTCATAGGAATATCCGGCATCCATCCTGTTTGGGATAACGCTTACGCCTTATCCGACTTCATTCTCAATTTTTCAATCCGCGCCGCCGCAACCTCGTTGGCGCGGTCTGAATTTCTCAGCGCTTCCACTACGTATTCCGGAATTTCTACTTCTTTTCCACGCTGCAGAAGATAGGATTCACCATTTACATTTACATAAAGATCATCCTCCATTACACCCGGAACAAATGGCGCTGTATATTTCACTCTGCTTTCAGCCATGTATATCCCCCTCTCAGTTTCCTTTCGTAGCAATATAATTGGTATAATCTCTCTTAGAAAATTTTCCGCAACACTCTACTCGGATGATCCGCTCAGGATATAGAATCTTTGCAGCATGCATTGCTTTCCATCCCACCGTACTGAACTGATTTAACGGTCCGCCGTGTTCTTTGTTTTTGATAATCATTTCCATGCTCATACCATCCGGTTCCACTACACCGTATGCATCCTTTCCAAAGAACATACAGCCATATACAGCAAGATTTGCAGGATGAGTTGATGCTGTGTCTGCATATATTTTCGCTTCTGTAGTTTCAACAAAACGGCATCCATGCAGTTCACCAATCTCACCATTGAAAATTTCTTTTACGCTTGCATATTTGTGTACATCTATCCAAGCTGGATCACTACGCAGATCATAGGTCACAGAAGGATGCAAAATTGCAACATAAGAACCGTTGATTTTCGGTGCCTTGTTGGTTTTCAAAACGGTAACAACCTGATTTACCAGATCGCTGGTCATTTTACAGGTAACATCCAGTACAGCTCTGGAAGTAATCTCCGTTCCGTCTCCTTTCGGAGCGTAAAAAACAGATGTAGTACCCTGCATCACATCCCGTGTAAGCGTATCAAGCGTAGCCCCTGCCTGGGATCCGTGTTCATCCGTAGCCTCTGCAATCACCGGATCCACCGCTGAAAATTCTAATACGTCAGAAATAGGAGTGTAGTCGCCATATTGATTGAGTGTTACGTCAATCGCTTTTACGTCCATCTTGTTTCCATTTGGGATCACACCTTCGGCAAGAGGGGTAGTCGCTTTTTTAAAGCTTGTCCATCTGCGCCACTCTACTTTCTTTCCACTTCTGGATCTAAGCGGCTGCTTTCGCCCGAACTGGTTGTGATACAGCTCCGCCTTTGCATTCTGCAAAAGTGCTGTATCGTAAAAGGTTTTCATTTCCGGAGACAGATCATTTCCGGTAGTGTTCATTGTAGTAACATTTACATTGGATACGCCGTTGCCGTCATATCCCGTCTGTGCAGTTGCAAACATCTGCAAGTTAAAAATAAGTAATTCCATCTTTCTTTTCCCCTTCCGCAGGTCAGAACGTTACAATTTCACCTCGTTTTGCCCGCTCTATAATATCTCGGATTTCTTTCGGGGACATTTTTGAAGGATCAACATGCACATCTGCGGGCGCCCCTGACTGCGCACCGTTCTCGGTTGGCTTTCCGCTGCCGCTTTTCACCCGATTTGCAATTTTTCCTTCTGCTGTATGTACAGCGTTCTGCATTGCACGTGATGTAATTTCATCAAAGTGCACTGCCTGATATGCAGCCCGCAGCGACACATTCGGATTCTGGCATAATGACTTGAACAATGGATTCTCCATTTCTCTATCTAAGTCAAAATCCGGGTAATATTTCCGCACTTCATCAAGCTGCTTTTCAATTCGCTGATACTGCTGACGCAGTCGATCCTGTTCCTCACGTGCTGCAAGAGCGTCCTGTGCCGCCTCTCTGGCGCGATTGGATTCGTCCAGCTGCCGTTCCAATTCCGGAGTAGTACCGTTTTTCACAGCACGCTGTTCATAATATGCGTTGTCGGAAAGTGCAGATTCTACAATACCCTTGATGTCCTTTGCATCTTTCCCATACTGATTTGCAAGGCGGGAAATCAGCGGTTTTAAATCGCCCAGCGTTTCACTGCTTTTGCGCATGCGCACCGCATCCCGGTTATGCCTGCGCGCATACTCCTGATCAATATCGTCTTTGTAAAGCTGACGGATCTGTTCAAATGGAATGCGTTCTGTCTCCTGACCCGAAGAAACCTCCGCTTTTTTTCCAACCTCTGTGCTTTCAGAAGCAGCCATCTCTGCTCCCACTGAAATACCTGCATCCGCATCGGTGTGCCCGCCTTCCGTCCCCATAGAAGCCGCACCCTGTGCCGCTGCATCAGCAAACATCTGCAAATCAAATAGTAATAACATAAAATCTCCTTTCATACGGGAACCCCAAAAAGCTCGACAAGCTCCCCCTCATACGGATTAGCCGTATACTCTGTGAATTGAATGGTCACGTCCATCTACAGCATATAAAGAATATCTGCAGATCACAGGTTTCTGCCCATATCCCATCTCTGCTGTGCATTTTCTTTATTATATATATCTGATCCCTCTCTTTGTAATACCCCCACACGGGAACCCCCAAAACTCATTTCTTCGTTTCGGGGAGCCCCTCTCAATGCCCATATCTATCCTCGTATGACTTTCACATTCTGCGGATACTCCGCTGCGATCCGCTGCATTCCTTTTATCACGAACTGATACAGCAGCATGATCTCGCACCGCCATACTGGTTTCGGAATGCACTGAATATATAGTCCCTCTTCTGTTTCAATTCTGGGCATTTCTTCCATACACGGCGCATATTCGGAAAGCCACATTGCAAGAGTTTGAGACAGTGCACTCACAGCTGCACATACAATATCCTTTCCATATGGTGCATATCCTGCATGCCCGCGAATATCCAACAGGAAACAGTTCAAGTCATATTTCACTGTAATCATGTATACCCACTCCTCTTAGTTCGGCTGCGTCCGCTCCTGGGCTTCATCCCGTACACGCTCCATACGGGAATCCTCTGCATTGTTCTCCAATCGTCCACCCATTATGGGTGTAGATTCCCCGTTAATCTGCGCAGCGATCATCCCAGCCGTATCCGGCTCATACCGACTTGCAAGCTCCAGCGCAATTTGTTGATACTGAACCAACTGATCGTATATGGTTCCGTTCTGCGCCACTCTTGCTGCGATTTCCTCTTTCCCGGAAAAATCCATTGTTTCCAATAGCATCAACGCCTGATCCGCATTGTTCGGTGCAAATACACCCAATCCGTAAAGCTGAATGGCAAGCTCGTTTTGCTCCATCTTTTTGTACGGTGAAGATTTTTCTGCTGTCACTTCAATATCAAACTCCGGTATGCGGTAACCCATATCCACACCAAAATCATTTCCCTGATATCTGGGACGCAAGCCGCTGTTGTTGTAGCTGACAAACTGCTCTTCCCCCATTTCACCTAATATGCGGAAATATCTGGGTAAGTCGTATCGCTCACGCATTAGCTCAATACAAAGATATACAATCTCCTTGTAGGCGTTATATGTATGACTGATTCCGTCCCTGCTTTGCTTGCTGCCTGCCTCCTGCATTGCAGCAATTGCAGATGCCGCTGTGATCCCGGATGCAGTACCGCCGTTGTTTACATCTCTGTTTCCAGCTACCTCTTTCAATTCATCTATTTTGTTTTGCAAATAGGCAAGATAATTTCCGTCCAATGGCTTATAATCCACCGGGCGAATATCGTCTTGACTTATTCCACCCTCAACGTGTATGAAATCATTTTTCCAATCTGCATACTCTTTTTCATTCACACCGCCGCTTGTGTCTATAAAATATCTGGGCTTTGCGCCGCATAGGGTATTTTTCAGAATCGCCTGATTCATCAAATCGATTTGGCGCTGTGCATCCTTGCCAATATCGGTATAGCCATACCCGGCAATTGTCCCCTCTACATTAAACAGCGTATCTATCACAAACGGATATTTTCCATGTGCATACCACCCTTTTTCTGCAACACTTTTGCCCACTGTATCTGACTCAGATATGCCTGCACG